ATTTCGTTACCTCCTTAATCTTCTACAAAAATCCAATCATTTGATAGCATGTCACTTTGACTTACTAACCAACCTAATTGAATACCACTTGTTCCATGAAAAGCGACGGCTTTGTTTCCCATATCTGCATGATCTACATTAATAACTTCATCATTAGGTGTTTTGAATGATACATTTGTAGCAAGTTCAATGTATTGGTCTTTACCATTCCAACCTTTACGTTTTACTTTGAAGCCACGTTTTAGATATTTGACTGCTTCGTCAAATCCAAAAGTGGCCACGCCTCCTAATTCAGGACAATTTTCTTCATCAGCAAGAACCCATCCATCATCAAAAATATTAGATAACGTATAAATAACTCTTTCAGTTTCTCTAATATCCATTTCTTTTCCATCTTTTGTATGCATGATTACTGTTTTCTTTTCATCATCCCAATACCAATATCCACCCCATGATGGGAGTTTAATTTTTTCTCCTGCTTGCATAAATTTAAACGCTCTTTCAAATTTCATTTTTACAATCTCCTTTGTTCACTAATTCCGTTTTTCTACCGTTCTAATACCGCTTAACAACCATTTTTTCAATTTTTGGTTTTTAACCATAATAAAAGAGAGCTATTCGCTCTCTTCAACTATTCATTTTTATTTATACTTGGCATTTCATCAGTAAATGTTTCAAGAAATCTAGTCACTTTTTCATTAACCCCTTTAAACATTGGAAGTCCAATTAATGCCCAATTTTTTAGAATGCTTAACAATTCAAAAACAATAAATAATAAAGCAAACACATCACTAATTCCAATTGTGGTGATACCGATTGCTTTAAAGATATCTAGTATTTGTGATGGCAACCACGCAATCAAATCTAAATGAATTAGAAAATCAAGTACAACTAAAAAAAGCAAACATGCAATCATGCTTACTTTTCTAATCATTCCATCAATTCCAATTGTAGAGTTTGTCTTTTTCTCTTTGAATGATCTCATTACACCTAAGAATAAATCAAAAATAATGACAAAAGCAACAAGCGCCAACATTCTATGTGCTTGTAAATAATTAAACAACATTTCCATTTTTTCCATTTTCCTCACCTTCTAAACTTCTAACATAAATTCAATTGACATTAATTCTCTAGGAGTCAACTCAGCTTTATTGATATCTTCTACAGTTACTTTTCTAATATCAATGTTGATATCTTCATCTTGAAGTTTTTCAATTTCTTGTAAAGCTTCTTGCAACTTGTCTTCTGGAATGTCATATTGACGTGTTGCTTCATCAATGATAGCTTTTTCGTCTTTATCCTTATTTGCAGCTTCTTCTAATACTTTCGTACGTGCATCATCATAAGGCTTTAATTCATCATCCAATAATTTAATATTTTTTCCTACACGATATGCTACTACACTAGACATACCAGCCGTATTATTTAACTTTATCAATACATTTCTACTGTTTAAAATATCTTTAATTTTCATATACACTTTTCACTCCTAATTTGTTTTAATATATTTCAGTATCGCATACCCTGTCACATCAGCAAAACCATTTGATTGACCGACCTGTAATATTAAATTTGTTTTAGTCACTTGAACAGAGATACCATCATGGTCATTATCTTTATGTGCACGTGGCATCATATGATTTGTTCCATCATTAAACATTACAAACAAGTCGCAACTCAATATCCTGTGCAAGTTTGATATGTTATGCGCAACGTATTTATCTTTAGTAAATCCACTTACAGATACTACTTTGCAATATATTTTTTTGCCGTCAATCCAGTATTCTCCTGTCCACTGTTCATCAGTAGAATACTTAAAATACACGTCTTTCTTTCTAACTACATTTCCAAAGAAATCTATAAACGACATATTAATCAATATTTACTATCTTCATTGATTATCTAGCCCAAATAGTAGCTAAGCCCTCATTATTGCTAGAGCGATAACGAATTTTATTATTTCCTAAATAATCTAATCCGGCCCAGTAATAATCACTATATCTGACCTGAAAATAACCATTACTATCTTGACCTATCATATTTTCTAAAGCTGTCTTAGGAATTACTGTAGAACTCAATATTCTATACTGATCCGCTGGATATGTTCCTATGGTGAGTAGAAACTCATTGTATTTTGATAAGTCTACTGTAATTGTTTTAAACCCACCACAGTTTATATCTAGTCGTTGCCACTCCTTTGAAATTTCTAAACTGTTTCCATTGGAGCATACTACATCCCTTGCTCTAACTTTATTACCGAAAAAATCAATAAAACTCATAACTTTACTTCTAAATCAATTAATTTAAATAATGTTATCCAGTTGTTTTTGTATACCACAATGTCAATACAACATCATATCTTGTGTTTCCATTAGTATTTATATAAACATCTCCACCAGTAGTTACGAATAAATCAGTATTTACTGTACTATTCATACCACTAATTTTATCGCTTGCTCTCATAGAATATTCATACCTTATATTTCTATCAAAATTAGGAATGTTAGTAATTTTCTTAAAAGCATTGATCGTTCCTAAATTGTAAGATACCTGATAGATTTTGTGTCCATCTATCCAATATTCGCCCGTCCATTGTTCATTGGTTGAATATTTAAGATATACATCCTTTTTCCTGACAAAATTTCCAAAGAAATCTACGAAAGCCATTGGATATCACCCTTTAAATGCTTACTAACTAATCTAGAAGCACACCTTCTTTCCAAGGGCACAATATCTAATAGTAAATATTGCACCCCCCCCGACGATTTTCGCTGTATTATGTTTCATTTTAAAATACCTCCTAATTAAAAATCATATGTTGATTGTAATCCAAACATATATTTTTGTGTTCCTGTTTCATCATAAATGTTTCCTTCCAACATTATGTTACTAGATTCAATTATCAGTCCTGATAATTTATCAGAATTGCCAATCCATCCTAATCCTATAAACGCTTTATCAGATTCAGTAGGAGCTTTGAATACTATTGATCTTTCTCCTATACTTGTCGAACGCGTAAAAGATCCTGTTTCATTCATACCAGTTATTGTTATTTTATCAGCTCTCATATCTATAGAATAATTTCTACCACTTCCGGTATTTTCTATTGATATGATCCCATCACTACGTATCTCATAAGAAGATGTAAATCCATCATAAGAAGTGCCCTGTGCTGAAATCTTATCTAAAGAAATATTTATTCCACCAATGGTTCCGCTTGTTGCAGTTAAGACACCTAATGAAGTAACAGAAAACTTATCATTAATCGATATCGAACCTGCAGTAATTGCGCCTAGGTTTGCCGATATAGCACTTAGCGAATCTGTTTTTAAATTTTCAACAGAAATATAATGAACAACCCATTTTGAACCGTCCCATCTTTTGATTGGATTGCCTGACGCAGTTTGCCACAACTGCCCTGTTACAGGATTAGACGGAGCTGTTGGGGAAACAGTAATAGCATCATTACCATCTTCCCCGTCATTTACTCTAATTAATGTAATAGAGCCTCTAGCTTTTACAGACATAATTTATCCTTCTAATTGGACGGTATAGTTACATCTTGAATCCACATCTCCAGCTTGGACTGTTAATGTTGATCCAGAAGCTGTAGAAGTAGTAGCTCCATCTTTATACCATTTGATTGTTCCTAGAGCTGCTAATGCCGAACCAGTTACTTCTGCACCTCCTTGGTAAACTCGGGCTGTTAATGTTGTAGCAATATCAGTATTTTTAAAGATTGTCCCATTCGATGATGAAATTACAATTACTAAAGCATCTTTTCCATTAGATCCATTTACTCCTTGTCTTGAAACAGAATAAGATGTTGTAGACTTCCCGTCACTGTAAGTTACCACTGTCTTTGTCCATAGATATGATCCTTGAGCAACATTTGGGATTGTTGAAGACCATGTACCGCTAGGAGTTGTAGTTCCACTGGTACTTGCTTGATATGTTACCTCTGTTTTAGAAACCGTAACAGATGAACCATTTTTAGCGTTATATGAAACTGAGTATGCAGTTGTAGACTTCCCGTCACTGTAAGTTACCACTGTCTTTGTCCATAAATAAGCCCCTTGTCCTACTGTTGGAACTGTAGATGACCATGCACTTGTAGGTGCAGTTGTACCACTTGCACCAACTTGATAAGTGACTTCAGTCGATTTAATTGTAACTGATGTCCCGTTGCTTCCTCTAAATGCAATAGACCAACTAAATGTTTTATTAATTGTAATTTCCCCGATTTTTACAGGAATGATAACACTTCCACTTTTAGTTAAAGCGGATGTTGCTGTAATAGTTAAAGTAGGTACAGGTGTTTTCCCGTCGCTGACAATTGATAAACCTGTAGGACAAGTCACATCCCCAACTTCACAATTTACAACATTTTCTCCTTGTAAAGCTTGAACTTGACAAGTTGCTGTTTGTGTTCCATCAACAGCCGATGTAGTTCCTAAAAAAGTATGATTCTCATTCGTTAATACAACGGTAAAACCATCTGTTAAATCTATCAAATCAATTTGTGCACTTGCTTTAATTGCCATTTTATAATCTCCTTTTATCAATAATCAAAATCACAAGTAAATGTACTTTTAATGTATACATCCCTTGTTGTTATAGTCAAAATAAAGCCATTATCACTAATGCGTTCATCTGTTGATAACAGCTCTTTAAATTCATCTTCATTCATTCTTTTTACTTTCCAAATGATCCTTGCATTTTTACCAAAAATATTATACATATCATTTGAATTTTCAATTCTTTTATCTCCAACGATAATTGACACGGTAAAAGTTGTAGAGATATCGCTGTTTTTAAATGATGTCCCGTTTGAACTGCTGACATGTAATACAATTGCGTCTTTACCATCTCTTAAATTGATACAGGTAACCTCACAAGTTGCTTTTACACTATTATTGATATAGCCGTCAAAATAGTATGTCTTCTTATCTATAAAATCCGATGATTTGACTAGTAATTCCTTTTCTTTTGAAAGTATCTCTCCATCTTGTGCATACCATATAATTTCAAATTTTGAAGTGATATCAACTCCATTGTTCTTAATCAAAGCTGTTAGAATCGTTTGATCATCATCGTTTTTAAATAAGATACCATTGTTAGAAATAATATTTGCATCATAAATTTTATTTTGTGCTATTAGATCCTTCATCTCGTTTAACAATGAAGAATTAACTTGAGATTCAAGTTCCTCAAAATTATCAAATGTCGTTTTACAATTATCTTTATTTACAAAAGAAATTTGTTGCTCAGTAATACGGGCCTTTAAATACAAAGTTGGTTTGTATTCACTGTCTTCAATAACAAATGTATCCCCTATATCAGCATCAATATAGCCATCAACTGTATACGATACCTGAGGTATGCAGTTCTTTTTTAATTGTGCAAGAGCTTGGCCATATAATGTGTTTACATTATCCGTATCATAAGTCCATACTTTGCAAATATAACGACCGTTTATATCAGCCATCAATGTTGAAGGGAATCTGTCTCTTGCTTGAGGAGCTAGAATTTCAATAGTTCCTTTAGGGCTAGAATATTCTAAATTTCCATTTGCGTCAAATTCGCTTTTATCAAGATCCGCTAAAGTCAAATCATTATTGCCTGTTGGTCTAATAGCAGTGTATAACTCAGTAATATCACTTTTTTTCGATATTCCTTTTATATCATTTCCATATTTGATAGTACCTTGTTTTGTTTTATCGGAGCCAATCCCTTGATGATTGTCATCATGTTCTCTATAGACATTCATGACTATTCTTTTAAGTGAATAATCCTTATCCAATTCGGTTACAAATTCAAGCTCAGTATCAAATACATTTGCTAGAGAAAACAGTCTGGCAAGAATAGTATCCGTACCTTCCCATTCGTTTGTTATACGTTTGTCACTGACTTCATTTATTCCTATTTCAAAAGGCTTTTCAAAGTTGAATGCTGTAATATACTGCTCAAACGACATTGCACCAGACGCCTTATACGAACCTGTTTCTTCATTTGTTAATTCAAGAGATAAACCATATGCAGTAACTGTTGTATATATCTCATCTCTATCAACATCGACAATATTTAAATAATATCCTTTATCTTTATATAAAAACGATATTTTGTTTCCTACTGTCAAAAATTGAGCATCCTCATGATCAGTAAATGTTTTGAATGAATAAGTATATGCTGCACCTTTTAAATAAGTGTGTAACTCATCATCCCAATAGTGCATTGCTTTTTCAATTGAATTATCAAGAAAAGCGCATACTTCATCATATGCGCTCAAAACTGCAATTCTAATATATTCCATTTTCTACAACCACGCCTCTCTTATTCTGACTTTTATTGTTGGTTGAGTTTTTGTCCACTCACTAACGTAGAATTTGATCTTTGTTTTTCCTGGAGCTGCTTTGAAATATTGAGTACCTAATATCTCTTCACTTTGTTTTTGCATTCCATTGACGAAAAAATGTGATGTCTCACCATCAATAGAAAGAACCGAGTGTTTTGAATATCTGTTGGGTACATCGTTCCATTTATCAACATGCATTTTTTGGATATAGAAATTATCAAACCCTGCATAGTACATGAATTTGTTGCCATTTCTATCACCCCATTGTTTTATGGAAATTTGAACTTTTGCACATTTCATATTTTCAATTTCAGGAACTGTGTAAGTGTAATACTTTCCATAATAAAAAAAGGTTATTCTTGAACCTTCTTTACGTAAATCACAATGCCCCCAATCCCAATACCAGGGATTTTGAGATTGTAAATGCGAAGTTGTATAATTCCATGTTTTTAATACTTTTCCAGCCATGGCATCTGAAGATTTAACATCAGGATTATAGACAACAAAATCATATGAAGCTGTATTTCCAACGGAGTCCGTTTTATACCAGTTACACCCTGCAATAAGTTTATTGTCCTCGGTTAAAAAACTGATAGACATTTCACCAGTTTGCCCCATCACATTTGCATAAAACAAAAGATGAAAATATGAATACCAATTTTTACAACCTGTATCTCCATTTGAATCTGCGGGTAAAATGAACGTTCTCATTCCTCCATTTGCTGAACCTTTTTTTGTTCCGACACTGCCAAATTTTAAAAAGGTCTTGCCATGCCAACTATCGGTGGCAAGTGTTCCGCTTGTCCCGTACAATGGGTGCATAGCATCTTTACCAGCAGTATCATCCTTTGCGTTTATAAAATCATTCAAAGTAGCCAATGTTTCATTTTGTTGATAAACTGTTCCATCCACCTCATCAATTTTACCAAACTCCATAACACCATGTTCGGATACAATTCCTAAATATCCTGTTTCGGCATTGTTGGTTACTTCATAATCAATAGTAGCTGATTCAGTTCCATTGTTTTGAACGTTGACAACCAATTCATCATCTTCAATAACACCTTCAAACTCTTTTAAAACAGTTGAATATTTGCAAGGATCAGCGCAATAGATTTCAAACTCACCGATAACGCTATTTTTCCCGGGTTCGATGTCTGTATTTCCTTCTTTTGTTCCAATAAAATATTTATCAGGTTCATCGTTGAAAATGATTTTAACTTGTTCTGCACTTAAAATTTGATTCATTCTATTGAATGCTTCTCTAAATTTTCTATCAGTATCACATATCAATTGAAATTTTACTATGATTGTACGAGATGGATATGTCTTATATTGATATTTAGAACCACTAATTCCATCAACAGAGGAACTTTTAATAGAAGCGGACAATAATTCACGTCCGCTCACATTTAATGTTCTATACCCTTCTATTTCGTTTTCAAGATAAACTCCGTTATATGACATTGCTTCAGCTGGCAGAAACGTTTCTACAATATCATCTACATCTATGAATTTATAAGACATCAGTTTTCACCTCTCAATTTTTTTAGAAATTTTTCATCTTTTTTAGCATTTTCCTGATCGTACTTGTAAGTTTCTTTACTTAACGTTTTTCCATCCATTTCATTTGTAATTGTGAAATAGTATTCATTCTTGCTGTTATCTCCGCCGTTAGAATTAATATAGTCGTCATTGTAATCAACGTAATGTTCTACGCTTGCAACTCCCATATCTCCAGCAAAGGAATATTGCATTCCTAGATTACTGATATCACCAACATACGATTGTACAGTATTGAATATTTTTTGAGCTTGATTTCCAATCAAACGAGTATAACCACCGATACCTTTAGCAACACCAGTATCAAGCATTCTACCTACCCATTTACCCCAACGGGATGGTGAATGAATTCCAAAGAATCCTAACACTTTATCTTTGAATGAGCCTAGAGCTTTTTTAGCTGCGTCCCATAATTGACCTGCGGCACTTGAAATTCCTTTTGCGATTCCTTTGATGACATTAACACCAACTTCCAACCAGTTTGTATCTTTAAATGTTGAGATAATCTTTTTAGCAACTTTGGCTACACCTGAAACAACATGAGGTATCGCTGAAATCAATCCTGAAGCTAATTTCAAAATGATTTGAACACCTGCAGTCATGATTTGAGGAAGATTTGTAATGATTGCATTTAAAATCGCTCTTATCAACTCAACTGTAGCATTGATTATTTGTGGTAAATTATTGATTAAGCCACCAACTAATGTATTGATGATTTCTACCGCACCATTAAGGATCGTTGGAAGATTTCCCCTAATTGTATCGATTAACGTTGTGATAATTTGAATTGCTCCTACGACTATTTGTGGTAGCATTTGAACAATACCGGTAGCAATATTTTGTAGAATTTGAACGCCCATTTGTATCATTGTAGGCAGTTGTGTTTGAATCGCTGTTGTAATATTGGTAATCATAGTTTGAATTCCTACCAATATTAAAGGCATGTTATCTAAAATACCTTGTGTAATTGAAACAATGAATTGTAATCCAATTCCAAGCAATTGAGGTATAGCATTTAATATTGCGCCACCTAAAGTACCAACAATTAGCAACGCGCTTTTAACAATTGATTGAGCGTTAGCTGATATTCCCTGAATAATTGAATTCAATATTTGCATACCTGCATTTACAACAAGTGGTAATGTTTTTGTTATTCCAACTGATAAGTGAACAAGTAACTGTACTCCTGAACTTGCTAACATAGGCATTTGACTAGTAATTCCTTTTACAAAATTACCAATCACTTTAGGTGCCTGTGTAACGACCGTTGCAATCATCTTATCAATTTGACTTCCAAACTGATTATTTATAATTCCTAATCCAGCAACAACTAATCCTAAAATAGCTGCAGGTCCTACTGATTTCATAGCAATTGCAAATACTTTAGTTAATCCTGTCGTCATTGTTGACATAGCTTTTATACCGACATCCGTTGATTTTTTTAATCCTTTGCTGATTCCTGAACCCATCTTCATGAATTTATCAGGGATTTTTTTTGATACTTTATCAAACGCATCCCCTAGCTCTTGAGAGACTAATATTCCATTCATTTTTATGCCTAATAAATTCCCTAGCACTCTCTTTTTAATAGGGGCCGGCATTAATTTATTCATGCTGTCGACGAATGTATTTTTAAGAATATTCAGGCTTTTTCTTACACTACCGATAGAGCTTTTAAGCCCGGTAACTTTGCTTGATAATAAATCAAAACCTCCACCTAGGGATTTTATATAATCGACGCTTCCACCAACAACAAAAAGAGCACTTCCTAGTGCTCCAATTTGTGGAATGAGTGCTCCAACATCTTTTAAATTTTCAATTCCGCCAGCTATGACATTCATAGTTGCTTCAGCGGTTTTACCGAACTGAGAAATCATTTCTCTCATTTGAGGCAGTTTATTTTTAGAAAGCATATTATCAATTGCTTGCATGATGCTTAGAACACCACGAGTCGTTGCAGCTTTCATGTTATCAATCGTACCTGTCCAAGATGAACCGGCTTGTAACGCTGCACCAGCAATCTTATCAACTCCATTAGTTCCCTCTGCCATAGCTTTTTCTACAACATCTAAGAACTGTTCAGTAGTGATTGTTTTTGCCGATAAATCTTCTTGTACATCGGCTGCGTTTCTTCCAACTGCTTTAGCATAGATTCCAACTGCGTTGATACCAACATCAAATAATCGGTTCAATTGTTCCATTTCAACTGTACCTTTGGTTCGCATTTTTGCTAAGGCATCAGTAACTGTCTCTAATTGTTCATTAGTTCCTTTACCATAGAAACTGACCGCATCTGCCCAAATGCCAACAGACTTAGTCGCTTTTGATAAATCCATACCACGAGTAACAAAGTTTTGAGTTGCTTTTGCTGCAATATCCAATCCATACGCAGTACCTTTAGTGATTTTCTTTAAATCTTCTAATGCCTTAGTAGCATTTTCTGCACTACCTGTAATTTGAGTGATAGTACGGTTGAACGCTTCCATAGTGTCTTGTCGACCCATAGCTGAAGAAATAGAACTTTTAACTAAGTTAGCACTTGCACTCAAAGCTTTAAAAACCCCTATACCACTAGCAATTTTCATGATGGAACTTGTAGCACTTTCACTTGCAGTTTTGATTCCTGTAAGACTGTTGTTAGCCGTTTTCATAGTGCTTGTAAAATTTGAATCAACAGCACTAAGCACAGCTTTTACACTATATGTTTCCAATAATTATCACTTCCCTTCTTGAATTTTTATTGCTTCTTGAATTCTTGAAATAAGAGAGGAAGTATCTTTTTTATTATCCAACTGATTTTCGATTTTTTTACGATTAAAGAATTGATTAAATGTGCGATAAAAATATCTACCGCTTTTTTTCCTAGACTTAGCTTGTCGAATGGCCCACGCCAACAAGAAAATTTGTTCCTGTTGATCAACAAGTTTATATTTAGCACCTGACATCAAATACTTATATTCATTAATCGTTAAACGATTGATTTTATCAATATCATTGATATTTAAATATCGAAAACAGTTTTCTACTATTTTTTCATATGTTATTCTGTCGCTTGAATTTGAGTTGCTTCCATTGCTTCCAATCTTTCTTGTTCTTTTTGATAATTTTCTAACAGTTTCTCTGCTTTCTTCTTTGTAGCATTCGACTTTTTTAGTTCTTCTAGCACATCATCAAAAAGAGAATCGATATTTGTTTCTTCATCATCGATATAGTTATCAAGCTGATCTTGAGTGATTCTTGGCTTTTCAGTCATATTTGCTACAAACAAGCAATCGGATAAAGTAACAGTATTCCCTGTCAATAAATTAGGAATCAATGTTTCCAATCCAATTCCAAATTGAATCCCATCTTGTTTGATTGATGATTTTCCGTCTAAATGTCTCACAAATCCAATCCCAAATTTAAAGTTGTATACTTTTTCATTAATAATTAATTCCATTTCTTTTTCTCCTTTAAATAAAATAAAAAACGAGTATTTCTACTCGCTTATTCTTCAGCTGTAACATCTTTGAAAACATATGATGCGATTTCTTCTTGCTCTTTTGTCAAAGATGCATAGCCATCTGCACCATTGCCGTTTGCTCCAAATGTTAACGATACTTCCACATTGCCATCCGCACTTGAAGATGTTGAGCATTCTGTTAAAAATCCTTGATAATATTTAGCTTTATATTTTCCTTGATTAGTGCTTTCTCCTGGTTCGGCTAAATTTACTTCCCAGCATTCAACTAATTTATCACCTAGCATAGCTTTTTCTAATTTATCAATCATTTCGTCACCTTTTGTTAATAAAGATGTACTTGTAATTTCAATTTCAGCAGATCCAGGTGTACGAACATTTCCGTCTTTAGTGGCTGTTGAATCAGCATCTTTTGAAGCAGTTCTTTCATTTTCAGTAGTGAAAGCCAACGCTCCTGCAGATTTTGTTTTTGAATCTTCAGCAACTCTAAAGAGATAAACTAATTTCTTCCCTGAAACAGTTTCAGGAGAAGTACCTGAAAACATTTGTAAATCAATTTTTCTATTCACTTGTTTTTCCTCCTTGTATTTTTTTGGCTTTTGGTGAGGACTTGAATCCAAATTCAATAATGCAATGCATAAGTGGTGTTGATGTAGTAGTATCGGTCAAGATACGTTGATCTGCATTCCTTACATCCCACTTATAATTACTCGTATATTCAAGGCTTCTTGCCAGTTGCTTAATTGTATATGCCATTTTTGAGACAGTCCCTCTTTTTTTAGGTGTATCATTCCATATATGGATTGTCTGATAAACATCATTAAAGATTGCTGTCTTATTACCTAAATCATCAGTTTGTTGACTGTCGGCAATATAGATAAAAGGATATGGGGTATTTTCAGGAGGCATATATCCATCAAAAACCATATCCCTGTATATTTTTTTTAATTCCACTAAAAAGTAGCTGAATAATTCTTGTTGAGGATCCATAACACACCTCATTTCATTAGTTTCTTTAGTTCTCTTTTGAAGATTTCTTTTTGAATGTTGAAAGATGGTCTTACAAAGGGCTGGGCCGACATGAAACGTGTTCCATATTCAGGATAAGGTGAATAGTATGTTGTTGGTTCAACCGTTGCTGTTAAATTCAAATCAGTAAATGTACATCGAATACTTCTTTTTGTTGCGCCTGTCGAGTATCCTTTAACAAAAACTGCATTTCTTGTCATTAAAGTTTGCAATTCAGCACCATTCTTTTTTACAACTGTTCTGGCATCATCGAGAGTAGCATTTTTTTTGAGTTTAGCCTCCAATTCCTTAATGCCTGTAATCTTAATACTTCTACCCATTTTGTACCTCATGAACGATAAATGAATGTTTATTTCTAAGGGTTCTAGAATAATCCACTCGATAAATCTTATTATCAATTCTAATAGAATCGTAGGACTTATCATAATGGTTTTGAATATGAATCGTTTTACTTCTTTGCTTGATAGAACCATAAACAATTTGCATTGTTTCAGTCCTTGTATCCATGACAGAGGCCATTACACAGGTTTCATCTACTGTATCCTCTCCATAATCTCCGTTAGTAGGATCATACTCACCTTGTGTAACTTTTTGAAAATAAATAGGAGTGTCATATCTCATAAGAATTTGACAACTCCTTTTACTTCGTTCTTTTTATTTTTCCAAACTTCTATATCATCTAGATACCCCTTGAAATCATTGTCGCTGAATGACATGGTTTCTCCTTCAACAGAATGACTTGTGACTCCTTCAGAACCAATCTTGTTGTATCTAACAATTGAAACTTCAGTAACGATATATTCTAATTCAGTTGGTACTTCTTCAACATCCAATAGTGTTTTTAAACGATTAGTAGTAAGACGAATAATCACATCTAATGTCCTGTTAGGTTTTTCTTCAGGAAATCCTAATAACGCAGTTACATCATCAATGATTGCCATAACTATTCACTTTTAGCTTTTTTAGTTGTTTTCTTAGGCGTTTGCTTTTCATCTTCTACTTTATCATTTTCTTCAATGTTTTTTTCTTCATCCTCAATATAAGTGATGAGTGGTGTTTCTAGTTTATTTTTTGATGTTGCCAATTCAATGATACGTTCCCTAGATGGTTCAAAACCATCTCTAGGGTACATATCACCAGCATTGTAAATATGATCATCATCTGTTAAATCAACGAATCTTTTAATTGCAACATACATTAAGCAGCTTCTCCTGGAGTGATTGTTCCTTTGAATACGCCATCAACGTATTCAACAAAGAATTTAACACCACACATTAATAATGTTTCAATTGTTGCATTGTCTGTTTTAGAAGTGTGAACCATACCCACTAAACCTGTTGTATCACTTGTTAAGCCAAATGTATCAGCAACATCCCCATTGTTTGTTGGAATATAAGCACCCGCAATGTTTTCTTTGGCAGTACCATATACTGTACCTTTTTCTAATTCAGGTGAAACGATGACATCACCTAAACCTAAGAAATTCTTTAAGTATGTGAATCCATAAGCGGTTTGTAAAGTGATTTCTTTTGAACCTAAATATTCAGCAATATCATCTGTAGATACAAAATAAATAGGTGTAACTGTTTCATCTTTATAATGTTTAACTAATTCTCCCCACACTGCAGATAAGGCAGATTGTAAAGTTTTACCGGTAGCAGTACCAGTACCTTCTTTTAATGTAGAATAGAAAGTCTTTTTGATTTGTCCTTGAATGACACCGACCATTTTTTCATCAGTTTGGTTAATTGCAATATTTCTACCTGAACGTTGGATTGCTTCTGCAGTAGTTGATTTACGATATTTTTCTAATGTTAAATCAATATCTTTAACTTTCTTTCTAGTTACTTTAGTTAAACCGATTGTTTCACCTTCTCCAACTTGAGGAGCAACTGTACCAACCTCCATTTTATAGATTTTGATTGTTGTTCCTGAAGACATTGGTGTTAATTCAGTAACCCCTAATAAATCTTGTAATTCATTAATATTTGAACTGATTCTAGAAGTATAATCAATCGAAATACCTGGTTCTAAATCAGCTGTTACTGTTGTACCTGTTGGTGCAGCAAATAATTGCAAATTAAATTGTTTTCTCATATATTTTTCTCCTTTTTATCTAAATAATTCAGGATGTTCAGCCATTGCCTTTTGACGTTCAGATCTATTTTTGATTTTTAAGATATCTTCTTTTGTCAATTCTTTTGAACCATCCTTTAAGCGAGGAGTTTTTCCTCTTAAAGCTTCAGCTACAGCTTTTTGAACAGCATCATTGAAGTTTTTAACAAAATTTTCTACATTTGTTTTTGTTGTTTCAGCGTCTTCAGCTACTAAATTCCCTAATAATTCATCATTAACAACGATTTTTGAATCATTTAAGATTCCTCTAGCAACTTTTGTCATTGCTCCAATAGCTTTTTCTTTTTCATAACCGGCAATTTTCTTTTGAAGTTCTTCCATTTCATGCTTTCTTTTTTCTTCTTCGGTCATGTTTCTTAATCGTTCAGCTTCTGCAGCTTTTGCACTTTTTTCTTTTTGTCTTTTTTCCCATTCGGCGAATTTTCGATTGATGATGTTGTTTACATCTTCATCAGTGTATTTTTTATCTTCTTTTTCATCATCACCTGATTTATCTTCAGGATCGTCAGTTCCACCTGAACCACCTTCTCCGCCATCATCAGCGAATAACTGTAAATTGAAGTTTCTTTTATGGGATAATTTTAATAATTCTTCTAATTCTTTTTTCATTTTTTATCTCCTATCCGTATCTTTTAGAGAGTTACACGCCTGCTCTTCTCCGTAGCTTAAAGTTTCCACGCCTGACTCATCCATATCTTTTAAAGTCATAAATGCTTGGACAAAATAAAAAAGCGTCACATACGCTAAATTTTGATTTCTAATTGTACATAATCAGGGTAAGTATGACTTACCTCTCTACATCCAATTACAAAGCCATTAACTAATGTAATTGACTTGCATGTTGGATGATATACACCTATATATCCCTCTCCTTTTTCTAGAGAGGCTTTTATTTTATCTTTGGTTAATTCTTCCAAGCTATAGCAAAGTGTCTGTAATAGCGTAGAAATTGCTGAACAAACAATATCATCACCACACGTGTTGTAATTTGCATGGCCAACACATTTAATTGCTATATGTTCCTTAGAAATTCCAACTGTAATCTTGATCATATAAGTTCCTCTTTAAGAAAATAAAAAGCAATCACCCTCGATTGCCATATTTTTTCTTATTTCTTTCCAATGATTTTGTTTTGCTTTTTGGTGGCGGTACATAACAGTCATATTTCTCATGACGGATACGTCCACAAATCATACACATATACTGAATTTTCTTAACAATAACATGCCTTTTCTTATCAAAATATTGAATAGTGCGATATTCAAACTCTTGATGATGATGCGGTCTTAAACCTTCAGCCATAGAAAACCTCCTTTCTCAAAAATTGAGTACAAAAAAAGCAAGTCGTTTAAACTTGCTCGTTAAATATATTCAGTTTCTTTAAATATCTTTTGAAGTTTAGGTGCTTGTATTGCTAACCAATCAACCATTTCTTCATTGTGCCACTTACAATTTTCATGAAGTCCCGATTCACATAAAAAAGCATGGATTAACTCATGCCTTATTACTTGCTTTCTATATTTAGCTACATCTTCAATTTCAATTTCTTCATATCGGAAATCTGTAATAACTATCTTTTTTGAAGTGTAATCAGTATATCCAAAATTGTTTTTTAATAATGGATCATTATCACAATTACTCTCAATAATTCTATATTCAGTTCCCAAAACTGAAACTTCTTTTAAAATTTTCATAAATACTCCTTAATTTAGTTAAAATAAAAACCGACTACTTGTCGGCTTGATTATATCAGTTTGTTAAATATCCATTTTCATATAAAAATAGCATTTCATCAGTGCTAAGGTAATCAAAAAGTGTTTCAATATGACCATAATCTTCTGAAACATCTTTAGGGATAGCGGGTTTAAATTCTTTAGGAATAAAACCTAACTTATCACATATTCTTTTATATTCAGTTTCAATTGCTTGTTTATTCATTTGATATCACCTCTATTATTACCCCTGCATCTTCAAACATCTCTTCTACTCTTTTAGTATATCCATCTTTTTGTAAAACATCAAGTGCCAGAGAAGCAATATTTATGTTGAATTTATCACTGTTTTTTATTAGATATTTATATATATTACCATTATGACAAACAACAAGTCCAAACAAATATTTTCTTTTACCTGCTACCACTAAATCATTTATGCTTGGTACACTACTTCCTGGATGATTATGCATACCAATAATACTATAATCGTCAATTTCATCTAAAAACTTAGACATTTCTTTAGTAGGAACACAACTGAAATCAATGTTTCTTTTGTTGCTGATAAGTGTTTTACCGGTTTTGGTATCAATGTATGCTAAGTCTTCGTATTTTGTTCCTGATCTATGTTCAAGAATCTGTTTTGCAAGATAATAAACATTTCTATTAACATTTTTATCATTTGATAATTTATCAAATTGTCTTCTAAACTTACTTGAATTCAACATATTTTTACTTACTACAGAATTTTTATAAGACACTTTCTTACTTGATTCAGTCTCTTTAGTATTCTTTAAAGTTTTATATTCATCAAATCTCAAACTATGTTTACCACTAGCAAGTCCGTCCAACCATTCATTATAGATTTTTCTATCCATATGAGGTCCTGTTGAACAATGACAATTAGGATGCATTGGTGGAGCGTTGTCTCCAATGTTCATCCGATTTATTGGAAAAACCTTACCATCTAACGCTCTACAAGTATCACACGCATCACCGATTCCACAAGTTATGTATTCATATTCATCAAATCCATTTGCTTCATATGATTTTTGTTGTGCAGCAATTTGAACTCTAGCAAGTTCAGTCCTCATTAATCGTTGTGCATCACTGATTTTAACATTGAAACGTTTTCTTAATAGTCTGGCTAATTCATTAGGATTTTTTCCTTGGATAAGTCCTGTTGCTAGCAAACTCTCAAGATCATACTTTAGCAAATCTTGATGCATCCAAATCCTATCACTGAATGTTGCATTGTGAAATGATGCGTTGACAATTGAATGTACTGTATCAGCATTATCTAAAATTGTTGGTCCTAAAATACCAGCTTGTCTTTGTATTTCATCAAGTGTTCTATTTTCAAGAAGTTCATCCATGTATTTTTCTAATTCATCATGGCCACTCACTAAAGCTAGGCCAATATTCGCTTTTAACAATTCAAGTCTATTAACTTTCATTGTCAAATTGTAAAGTTTCATTTCAGCATTTGCCTGTTTAGAAAAATTCTTTTCTTCAACATACTTTTTAGCTTTTCTTGAATAAGCTTCCATATCCAAATTAGAAGCTCTTTTTTTAGTTTCGGCCAATGTAATGCCAGTATCTTTTGCATACTTAGCATAGAAGTTATTGATTTCAGATTGCACTTCATCCATCATTCTTTGATAGATTTCTTTAATCTTCTTATCATACTCTTTTTCATCTTTGATATTCTTCAAGCGTTGTTTTTCTTCTCTTAAACGCCAATATTCAGCACTGTTCATCTATTATTTGAACATCCTTTTATCAACAATAGATTCTTTAGAAGTTTCATCTTCCTGCTTGATTTTTTCTTTTTCTTCTTGAACATCTTCAACGATTGAAAGAGAAGATAGTTGAGTATCTTTAGAAACAACTCCTTCTAAGTTTTGAGCAATTTGTGTTTCTTCAAGTACGTTTGCTGGATAGTTTTGACTAAATTTATAAGTAACATCAACCCATTTATCTTCATGAATTGTGTTGATTGGGTTACTGAAAATAAGTTTATATCTTCTATCTAAAGCACCTGTGAACTTTCTTTCTTTTGTCTTGGCCAAGTTTGACATAGAAAGCAACTTATACTTAAGCGCAATTCCTGAACTTGTACCAAAGTTTTCATCATTGATGTTAGGTGTCATAGACATTTGAAAAATCAATCTTTCTAGGCGATTAATGAGATTTTCCTGTGACCCATCAGCATTAGGCTTTTCAAGAAATCCTACATCAACTGTATTGGATTCTTCATCAAAATTAATGATCCTGTTATTTCTAATATGAACAATTCCGTCTTTATCAACTTTTGCACCGATAATTTTTAGATATGCATCCGCAAAGTAATCAACATCATTTGCTTTTTCGCTTATTGCTTTATTGTAGGCATTGATCATTGACCATGTACTTTCAAAAGCACTCATGCGTTCGGCGTTTTCTACATATTCAGTAACTGGAACACCATCAAAGCCATGAAGTGAACCTTCATCAACGAAATGCATACCACTTTTATTACTGAATTCATAAACGTAAGAATCATCACTCAAATAACCATGCATAATACTATTTGAATCGTAGTAATATGTAACGAAAAACCTTGGTTCTGGAACGATTGAATCATCATATACAATAAATCCTTTGGTTGGTTCAATGTACCTAATACCCACCTTTGCGTCTTCATTGATAAAATACATTTCATAACATTTGCCATAGATACTGCAGTTTTTTGAAATCTCTGCATTGTTATCATCTTGATGATTTCTCTTATCCAATTCATTGATGTAAGTAGCAACCTCTTCATCTGTTGATGATACCTTGATTGGAATACCAATAAAAAAACCGTTAAACGTATCTACTATGTATTTAGCAAAGTTTACGATTATACGGTTATCCGGTTTGTATTGTGGTTTATCCTGGTACATCATAATTGGATAGAACCCTTCATATCCACCTTTTAACTTTTTATATCTTGAACCATTTAATTGCTGGTGCTTAGCAATGTATTTATTCAAATATTTGATATCCATTGTTTCATCATCGGAAATGGTAAAAATTTCATCTTTTGCAATTACCTCTAATGTCTTCATTAAATACCTCCTTCCAAATCGGTGTTAAGTCCTGAACCTTTTAAAATTGTATAAATAAAATATCTGATAGCATCCATTGCATGGTCATTTTGCTTAATTGGAGCATCTTCCCCTCGAGCACTTGCTTTAGGATCCCATGCATAGACTGAAAATTCCTTAATTGTATTTCTACATTTACTAAAAAACTTGATTTTGCATTGATTAAGCATTGTACTAACCAATCTAACACCATTTGATACATCATTCTTAGCTTTTTTAACCCTAAATCCTCTTTTCTTTAGTTCAGCAATAAATGATGCTGCAGAGGGATCTACAACAATTTGGAATATTTCTCTTTCGTTAAGAAATTTAACTAAATCATCCGCATATTCACTATCAGTTTTTTGAATCTTCTTGTCACGCCCTGAATAGTAATATTCATCAACACAATACCAAATACCATCAGTTCCTTTATTCCAAAGCAAAAAGACCATGGCATTTTGTGTACCATAGTCACAACTGACATATCTACAACTTTTACTATCAATCAAACAATCACAATCATCAACAACATGTTTATCTTTGTTAAACATATCATAAATGATACCTTCTGCAACAGTCCAAAGTCCTTTGATGTATCTATCATAGAAAACACCGCTCCATTGACTTTTGTATCTTTGTTTGATTTTCTCACTCAAAGAAAGATTGTCATCCATTGTAAAATGTAAGTAGATGATATTCTTTTCTTTTGCTTTATCAATCCAATTTGTTTTGAACCAATGAAATGGTCCATCAGGGTTGCAGTTGAACCACCATTTTGAACCTTCAACAGAACAACGAGCTGTTGCTTGGTTCACGAATGATTCAGGCATCAAAGCCACTTCATCAAAGAAGCACCCTGCAAGTGTGATACCTTGAATCAAATCTTGAGAACTTTCATCCTTGCCACCAAAAACATAAAAATAATTGGTTACACCTTTTTTAGTAATTTCAACCATGTTATCAGCTCGATGATCTTTCAGTTTATATCCCCTCGACCAAATCATTAGTTTTAAAATATTCAAAACGTTACGTCTAAATGAACCAATCGTCTTACCACACATTCCAAAGTTGCATTCAGTAAAATTAGACATAGCCCATATCACATAAGAAAGAGACATTGAAACAGTTTTTCCTGATCTGATTGAGCCATCGGCGATAATTCCATCTTTATCTTTAACTAGTGAATTCTCAGTCCACCAATTTAAAACCTTTCGTTGTTTCTTGCTAAAGGGTTTGAATTTGAAAACTGTTCTAATCTTCTTCATCTTCCCAATCCTCTTTTGCACTAGCGTTTAACGCTTCCAAGAAACCATCATTCACAATATTGTTTTGTTCATTTTTATCTTTCAAGTGTTCATCCAACCATTCAAGTGCTTTTAGTGAATCTGACATTTTCACTGCTTTTCCATCCATCTCGCTTTCATCCAAGAATGCAATTTCAATATATCTTTGGACTATATCATTTGGATCAAGAAGAATCTCCTGATACATTAATTCTTTCAATCGTTGTATCTCTTTTTGTATTTTAGGTTCTTTTCTTAAATTACAAGCTTTTACCATAGCTGTAGAATACTTAGCACCATATGCCAGTTGGTATGCCTTCGTAGCGTTATGATACTTCATAAAGTAAACACAAAAGAGCTGTTGTCTTTCGTCCAGCTCTTCATTTTCAACTATCTCCTTTGCTATCTTTTTAGCAACCTTTTTGGTTGCAACCTTTGATTTTTTTGGTTGCAACTTTTTATCTTTCCAGTAGCGACTTTTCCATGACTTGACAGCACTAACTGACACACCATATTTAGCAGCTATATCTTTGTATTTCATTCCATCTAAATAATCCTGGTATGCTAACTCGTATTTCTCTTTCAAGCCATATCACCACCTCCGTATTTTTAGCAAAATAAAAAGCAACCGAAGTTGCTTAATCATCTATATCGTATTCTAATAACAATTTTTTTTCAAAATACTTTTTATTGTCTGGATCCAATTGATTATTCAAGTAAAACTTTTCCCCAAGATTGTAGATTTCTTTGTCAATATTAAAAGTAGTATTTTCTAAATTTATAGTTTTATTAAAAATCATATTTAAAGCCGCTATGCCAAGCACAATAACAACTCCGGTTATCGCTGCTATATAAATTTCCCTAGATACTTTTCCCATTTTTACAACTTCAAAAACCAAATATACTTCCATATAAATTATTGCAGCACATACTAATAACGTTGACCCAAAAAGAATATACTGCATACGAATTTTTTTCTTTTTTGTTTTCTTAAAGCTCTAATTCTTAAATTTATAAATTCTTTTTTTCGCATAAAAAATGTCTCCTTTTACAAAATTGTACAATATTTTTTTCTTTTTGCAAAGTATCACATGCGAAAAATAAATCTATATTAAAATAATAACATTTTTATAAAATAAAAAGCTCCTGAAACAAGAGCTTTTTAAAATAGTATATCATTCGAGGAAAGTAAAGTTTCTTTGCAAAAACCTTACAATAGCATAATAGCATGGAAATAAGGGTTCAATCTAGGTCCACTTTGGGTCCAATTAGGGCTCACTTTAGGTTCATTTTAGGTCCAAACTAGGTTCAAATTGGGTCCGTTTTTAATAAAAAATTATCATTTGTGATAAAAAGCACAATAAAAAAGACTGCAATGTATCTTAAACATTACAGCCATAAATAAACAGTTTATGTAATTTATTTATTCAATATGTATCTATTGAAGAAATTATCGAAAGCGTATTTTGGTATTGTATATACCTTTTTGAAAATAAATCTTTCAAATCTAGCTAAATCAAACTGGGCAGTTAAAGATGAACTATCAAACTTTATATTTTGTAAACTTGTAAATAAAGCCGCTCTATAGTTTGAAGGGTTAATTTCATCACACGCTAATTTATTTTCTTCAACAAGTCTAAGACTTTCGTATTTCTTTTTATCCTTTAAATATTCGTTCACTTTAAAATTAGGAGTAATGCCTTTTTTTAAGCAATCTTCATTAAATACTAGAATATACACAATATTATTTCTTGAATAATCTATATGTTTATTTATTATTTCTAAAAATATGAATAAACTATTGTAAATTTTATTAACAATTCCTATATTTTCTTCTGTATCGATAACTCCGTTTTTAAATTCCACAAAATACCAAGTATCACCAATCTGAAATAATGCATCATTAGATAAAGGCATCTTACAAGGACCTTTATCTAAACGACTCAAATAGTATGATTTTACTTTATCAAAATTTATTACTTGTTTTTCAAGAAATGACATTTCTTCGTGTTTACTACCATCACGAGAGGTTTCTCTTAATGTAGAATATTCTAATCCAAATGTATCTAAGATAGTTTTTTCATCTGGCTGTTTTGTACTATCTATTTCCATAAATTATTTTTTCCAATTCTTTTAAAGGTTCCGCAAGTTTTTTATAAATTTTATCAGTATTTCTTGTAACATCTTCAAAAACTGCCATATTTTCTTCGTTTAAATCACTTAAATAATATTTACATTTATTTGCAATTTCATACTTTGCAGAATATGCTTCGATTGCACTAATGAAATATGGACTATGTGATGTTAAAACTATATTTAGATTAAATTCTTTTTGAATTAAAACCAACATCTCAGCAAAAATTATTTGCCATTTTGGATGAAGATGAATTTCAGGTTCATCTAGTACAATCATAGAATTATCAGAAATGTCATGATTTTCAATCAATTTTAAAATTATCGCTAAAGCTTTGATACCTGTAGATAGATTTTCTAATTCAATTTCCTGATTTGATGCAGATTCTAAAAATACAAATTTATTATCTTTTTCTAAAAAATCACCCTGTGTAAGTTGAAGCAATTTATTTTTAAATTCGTCCAGTCTTTCAGTTAGAAGTGCATCACCGATTAAATCATTTGTTGAGGTTTTAGAAAGAGATTTATTTAATTTAATTTCTAAAAAATCAGCGTGTTTTAAACTTTCGTTTCTGACAAAAATCATATCCATAGCTCTTTCAGAAATATGGCGTTTCCTAAATTTAAATCTATTATTCAAATCATCTAAAACAAAAGGATTATCTATATAAAAGCATTCATTTTTAATATCAATATATTCTTCTACCATCACATGCCTATCTTCTATTTCGGATAATTTTATATGTTGATCTTTTATTTTCAAATCAATATACATACTATTTTCATTTGATAGACTTAAAAACTGACTAGAAAATTCAGTTTCAAAATATTTTTCAACAACTAAAGACAATAACGTTTCTTCTTTGAAAGAAAGATATTTTTTTAGTGCACTAATATTACTGTCATCCAAATCATATTTTACTTGTAAATCAAATTTTTCAATATCATTTTCATTACTTTGGCTAATATCGTTAATTTTTTTGATTATTTCATTTATTTGTGATTCACTATTCTCATCATCAAATGCATCAAAAAGTTCTCTCCTAAACTTATTTGAATAAGATAGAATAGTTCCCACAGATTTTCTTCTTTCTTCCTTTACTTTAAAATCTATATTATGAAAAGCAGAATACAAACTATATAAAATTTTACCAACTGTACTTTTACCAGTATTATTTTCACCTGCAATTACAGTAATTCCATTTATTTCAATATCAGCATTTGCAATCTTAGCAAAATTCTCTATGTGAAGTTTCATGTTCAAACTCCTTTCTTTTTATATTAATATAATACAATATACTTATTAAGTATTATGTCAAATTATACTAAAAATTATGTAATCTTATTTCTTATTTTGTCTTATATTGTCTCATATCGCTTCATATTGTATCACAGACACATGAGCAAAAGGAATACAAAAGCACAAAAAAACACCACAATTTTGATATTTTTGTTTAAAAAAATGTGCAAATTTTATTATTTATCACTTATCATTTCATAAAAAATATTATTCAATTTTTCGAGTGATGGGTGGTGTTCCATGTCAAGATATTTAGCCAATTCTAAACAAGCTTTTGGAAATTCTCTTTTGTAAGTTGATTTGCTGATACAAAACGATTCTTCTAATGTGTCAATCATTTCATTGTACCCTCTTGAACATACATACGTTCTAATGATGTTTCTATGTCCTGCGTTTAGCAAATATACTAACGGCATAAATTTATCAAGTTCTTTGTTAAAGAGCTCTAGGCGCTTTGTTAGAAGCTCCCTGCGCAACATATTAGAAGTGATTTGTTCTCCTTTTGGTTTTGAAAAACCTCCAGGAGCTTCATCACTGTATTTAATTGATTGAGGGCTTGGAATGTCCTCAATTTCAAATGTTAAAGAGAATTTTTCAATGTTGATTAGACGTAATTCTCTAAGATATTTTTTAACTTCATCAATGATCTTCTTTTCTTCATCTGTATATTTCATTCCTTGCCCTCCAAAATAATTAATTATTAATCTTTATGATCTTGATAAATTGCATAAGCGATTATCCCTACCAATTCGACAAGGATAGTTGCTGCAACTCCACACCAAAATGGGTTAATGTACATTATTTATCACCACCTTCTTTTATTTCTACATCGTTATTATATTTAATGCATTTACTATTCTTATAAGCGACGCATGCATCTTTTAAACAATGATTTAAAATAACTGTTTTATTCGTTCCTCCGCCACGTAAATACGATTCTCTTATTTCAAACCCGGTTAAATCTGGGCAATATTTAATCATTCATTTCCACCTCTTTCTTTGGAATGTGATTTCTTTCTTGATAAATTTCTACTTCTTCTTCAACCGACTTCAATAAATTCTTTTCTCTTACTAAATCTTTCTCATTAGCGTTTGGTCTAGAAATGTAATACTGCAACGCATGCTTTACTGTTTGCATTCTTCTATACTGATTACCCATTTTTATCTCCTATATTTGGAATAGTAATTGGATAAAATCTTCCTTCTTGAAAAAATGTATTAGATAAATCCTTGGATTTTATGCATTCAAGAAATATCCATTCATTAGATTCTATTTCTTTAATTCTTACAATTTCTTCATAAGGAGCATCATATATCCACATTCCTTCTTTTAAATCTTCAAATTTGAGTGGTTGAGGATGCTTGACCTCATTCATCGCATCCTCATATCCTTTATCATATTGTCCTCTATCATAAATTAGAGCTTTTAGGAGTTCTTCTTTATCAACATTTATGCCGACTTTTCGTACAGCTTTAAATACTGCATTTTCAAAGTCCTCATCCATCTTTTGACATACTTCTTTCATTATTATTTCTATTGGTGGCTTATACATTCCTCATACCTCCAAATCAATTCATCAATGGTTTCATCATCTTCGGCATCTTGAAAGTAGCCTCTCATCCTCATGCCAACAAGCATACCAATTTCATCAAAACAATCATCACCACAACCATCATCAGAGAATTCTTTTAATAGATCCAATTCAAATTTAGTCATTTTTCATCAACTCCTCTTTAATTTGTTCTTTGGTTTTTGGCACTTTATTTTTAGCCCAAGCGTATTGTTGTTTTAAGTGCATACACGTTATTTCATTTTCGTATGATAATCTCTTACACGCTTCATCAAGCGCTTTTTCTAACTTTTCAATCTCTTGCTTATCTTCTAAAAGATAGCCACAAGTAGTATCGATATCTTCATGCCTGATGTGTTTGATTGCATTATCATTAGACATTGTTTTCATATGTTGGAACATAGATATTAGTTGTCCTCTTGTTTTAGTCATTTTCAACCCTCCAATCTAGTGCTTGACTGCAACGAGGACAATAATTACCATGTATAGGAACGACTTTCTTACAATTAGGACAGTTACAAAATGAAACGTATTCTCCATTGTAGAGAAGCTTTTGAGGTGTTGATCTTTCTACTAATTCTTTAAAATCTTCCATAGAATTAACCATTTCATCATGTGATGGTTTATAATTATCTTCTCTTTCTTCACCGCACATTAAATGTAAAATTGTTTCAATTACATTAAACGCTTCTTCATATTTATTCATCTAACCACCCCAATTCTTTAACTTGTTGGTTGATTGCTTTAAGTTCCTGGATGAAAATTCCATTACCGCTTATTTCAATAAATTGTTGCTTATCTGCATAAAACTTAATCCAATCTTTGCTTACTTCGTTTTTATACACAATTGTTTTTAATTTACCTTTTATATAATTTTTTGTTAATGAAATATATCCTAACTTTTCAAACATTTCTTTTGCTGTCATGATCGGTTACCTCACAGTTTTCTAAAAGTTCTTGAATTTCAAATTGGTTTCCGCCCCACACAAATTTAAATAATTTTCCAAATGGTCCTTCTATATGAAATGCATTGCTTTTATATGTAGTGAACATTCCTGATAGATTGTGGTATGGCAGTTTTTTATCACATGCAACTAATCTTGGCGGTGCAAATTCTCCGCTGCTATCTTTTGCGATGTAGTTATATCCTTCAGTTTGAAGAAACACTAATAATTCATGTTCAAATTTTGTTAGTTCATATTTTTGTTTGTTTTCTTCCATGATTTTCCAACCTTTCTTTTTCTCTTTTAGCTTTTTGAATTTTCACTTTAAAAACTTCATCATCACTAACGTTAAACATAACTTTCAATTGATATAACATGATTTCCACATCTGCAATTTCTTCAACTAAATTAGCATAATACTCCGGTTCAGCTGGTCTATCTTCATATCGTAGCATCTTATTCACAGCTTGAATGAGTTCAGCGCATTCTTCCATAACTTGTCTTGATTGTGCTTCTTTTCCATAAATTTCAATGGATTGTTTAAAAACTTGTTCTTTAATTCCCATATTCTTATACTCTTAACCTTTCTTAACGATATCTTTCAAATCATTTTTAAAATAACATTCCTTGCAAACTGCATATCCGAAACCGTATTTATCCAAAATAATTCTTGATGTATAAGAAGCTCCATATGTGATTTCTTTCCCACATTCGCAACAAGCAATTTTCTTGTTCATATCATCCTCGTAATATGTAGCTCCATCAGGCAATGCATAATCCTCATATTGGCCAGTTTCCAAATCGTACTTTCTAGCAAAAGCATGACCCATTGCAGTATTTAATAAATCAAAAAACTTAATAGCATCTTCATGCGTCATATTCTTGTAGTTTACATCAATGACAACAACACCATGTTCCTTACATAATTTTGACCATTCTTTACCTGTCATTGATATCACGTCCTCTTACTGGTTTATTACGCATAAAATCATCAAAATCCATATTACAATCAGAACATATTTCTGCTTTCTTTGTTATAAGTCCCATGCCACCATCATTTTTAAAACCATACGCTTGATATGAGATTTTATAATTTGTAACCTCTTTAGTTTTGAAAATTCTCTTGCATCTATCACATTGAACAATTCCTCTGTCTATTCTCATTATTTGCTTCCTCTCTTCTTTTCTTAACAATCATTGAAAGTCTTTTATTTCTTTCATGAATTCTTTGATTTTGCGTTCTCAAACGATAATTTTCGTTTTCAAGATACTTAATTTTCTCTTGGAGAGGCAAATAATTATCTTCGCCCCATTCCAAAAGTAATTTTCTTAATTCATTACACTTTGACATCTCTTAATTTCCTGTTCAATTTTCTTAAAAGTTTGTACGGAAATGGATTTTCTTCTAAATATTCAAAATAGCTGACTGTTGTTGAAAATCCTTTTATACCATCAAAATTGCCATGTGAGTAAGGTGTAGCGATAATTTTATTCAAAGCAGCTTCAATATCACCATCAACAATCCTTTTATCGGCACTACCCATACACATTGCATTTCCTGTCAACATATTTGGCATTGCATATTCATATAATTCGGTATCTCCGCCTTTGTATTTCTTATAGCAATAACATTGGATGCCTTTTACGATTTTGTTGTCATATCGAACGATGTAAATTGCATTGGGAAAATTGATTTTGTATGAGCGATTATTATAGGTGACATATTGCATATGCTCAGGTTGCTTTATAACGGTATAATCAATACCAGCACCTATCGTGTTTTCAGAAAACAATTTTATGTTTGCTTTCTCATGCTGATCTTTGATAAAAAAATCATTAAAAAGTTTTACCAGTTCTTCTTTTGAAAGCATTTTGAATGTAATCTTCTCGTTTTGTTTGATACATAATTCAGCATCATCTTTTTTGTTGTTTAAACGAATGATTGCTTCTCTCATTACATGATCACCTCGCTTTTTGTCTTTAATGTGTTTGAAAGAGCTGAAATCAAAGCATTTGAAGTAAATTTATAATCACAATCATCTACTTTTCTTTCGACTATTATTTGCAACAATTCCGTATTGTGTCTTTCTTTTTTTGAAACATTGGCCATGATTTCTAGAGCTTCATTTGCCACTCCAAAATTCAAATCAGGATATTCCCATCCTTCAATTTCAATGTTTCTTACGTTCCCTTTAACAAATTGACCATTTATAAATCGATATCCAAAACCATATAGCATTGCTCTTATTTGATAGCTCTTTTTATAAAGCTTTCTGAATTTCCTAGCTTTTCTCTTGTTTTTAAATTTGATATATAAGAACTGCATTTCAGTGGTACCTAGATTGTAATAATCAACCTTAGGTTCGGATAATGTTTCATCCGAGTACTCACACCACTCTTTGGCTTCTGCATATATTTCTCTAAAGACACCTTTTAATTGTGGAATAATAAAACTTACATTTACAAACACTTCATTCTGTTCATCGTATAATCCTTCAATCAATGTTTCAAAACCATCAACTGCAAATTCGTTTCTGTCAAAAAAAGGACTTAATATAACTTCTTCAAATTCATAATCGATAACATCTGGAAAAACATGTTCATCTAATAAGTCGATTTCTTGAAAGTTTTGTATCAGATCATTAGACTCATCTTCTTCAAATGCAATCGTTAAATCATCTATAGCTTTTGGTGATGTATAGCTTAAAGCGTTGATGAAAAACTTTTCATAAGTGTTAGGTTCTAATTTATCTGGAACATGATCAGTCGTAAAAAACTGTCTCAAATCTGTTGACAAGTTGAACACCTTCTTTCAACTGATACATGATTAAAGCGTTGCAATGTTCCAATATCGATACAGCCATTTTTGCATTGGTTACTAGAAACTGAACATTTCCTTTGGCGGCCTGTTCTTGACAAGAAACGTCAAGTGGGTGCTTATCTAAATCAAATTTGTAGCATTGACTTCTCAAATTACTTTGTTGAATACCATTCTTTTTTGCTGTGATATAGATATTTCCTTCATATTCACTGTTCGCTGAGTCGATGTAAATAACATCATCTAGCTTCTTAAATACTTTTTCTAAAATCATTCTTGTAGCATCATTATCGACACATCCTATGATTACAGGAACATATCCCTTATCATCTTGGATAAGTGAAAATAAACTTTCATATGTGCAAAATTTATCATCAAACTCACATTCGATTGGATAAAGAGAGTTGATTTTTCTCGATAATGCCAAAGCCTTATTATCACCTACATCTTGAGCTTGATATCCTTGACGTTCGATATTTTTAGATTCGACTGTATCACCATCTACGAGCATCATTTTATGTGACGTTCCTAAAAGAAGTTTTGGAAGGTCTCTTGCTAAAAGAGAACCAGTCCCACCAACTCCAATCACATAGAATTTATATCTTGTATAAGCCATATCGAACACCTAGCCTTTTCTATGTTGTTTTCCAGTTACAACAAGAACGTTGTCATCCTCGATATAGCTGTATTCCATTGTTCCTGCAAACTCATAATGACGGTGTTGTAACATGATGTCCGTGATTTCCTTTTCTGTATAATCTTGGCCATCTACAAACCCATAAGAAGAAATATCAATCAATCTTCCTTCAGAGTAGACTCCAAATGGATATTTGTAAGTTTTTTCAGTACTTGCTTTTTTCTTAGGTACTTTTTTACTTGCGGGTTTTTCTTCTTTTTTAGATTCTTCTGCAACTTCAGTTGCTTGTTTTGGTGCTTGTTTTACCTCTTCAGTCGCTTGCTTTTCAACTTTTGTAACTGGAGCAGGTTGTTGATCAGTTTCTTTTTTATCTTCTTCAACCTTTTCTACTTCTTCAACAACTGCATCTTTTGTATCTTTTTTAGCTGATTCTTCAGCTTTTTTCTTTGCTTCTTGTTCTTCTCTAACTAAATCAAACAATCCCATAATTTTCCCTCCTATTTCGGTCTTCTCTCACCGATTTCTTCTAGACATATTTTTAAACATTCATTTTCAGCAAATTCACGAATGATAACCAGTTCACACACTTGAATATCATCGTAATATGCCACATTATTGAGTGCATCTAAAACTACTTTGATGATGTTGTCGATATCAGGTTTGACAGTACAAAGAAACGTTTTATCTAATAGCCAACATCTTAATTTTTTAGTGGTCGACTTAGGTATTTCTCTATAAGCGAATATCTTCACTCTTAGAGCCTTATCACTTTGATAACTTGTAGTTTTTCGATAGCACATTGCTATTTTTTGTTCGTAATCCCTTGTTTTTTTAGGTGTGTACGCTCTTACGAATTTTCCTTGCGTAGTAAATCTCGGTCTGCCTTTTCCAACGATTGCTCCTGGAACGGTAAACCAAAACTTCTTGTAGTTCGCTTGTATTCCAAGATTAAGCTCGCATTGGGTCGAAATCATCTTCTAATTCCTCTGGAACAACAGCATCTTCAAGAAGTGCATCTAATTGCTCTTCCTCTTGATAATCATCTTCTACTGTCTCATCTTCAATTTCTTCAACATCTTCATTTTCGAATTCATCATAGTTTGTAGGTTGTTGTACAAGTTCCATTGTTTGTTGATCAACAGCACTTTTCTTAGGGTCATCTTTGATGTTGAAATAAACAGTCAATGTAATGGTTGTTTGTCCACCATTTAATTCGGTTTGATCACATGCTGCCAAATAATATGGGTTCCAATCACCAGCTAATGTAATAAATTCATTGTCACGTTCTGCATCCAACATATAGATATCAGGAAATCCTATCTTGTCCAAAATCTTGTTATCTTCTTCAGAAATCCATCTTTGTGTCACTTCAACGATTTTTGGAATCTTGTAAGGATCACCTTTATCAACAGAAAAAACCTTTTTCGACATGTAACCCGCATGCTTGAAGAAATTTCTAACTGCAATCAAATATGATTCTTGACAGCTGAAATGTTCAGCTTTCGCCAATTTCATATCTCCTTTTTTGTTTGATTTATTGCTTTTGCGGTCAAATATTCATTCTAACGAATGTTTTTAGATAATTGGTAAAGTTAATCATCTTATCAGTAAACACTCGCTAGAAACGAAAATTTTAAGTTTTTTATTTTAGACTAGAATTGAATGTCATCTTCCATGATGTTGAAAGGTGGATTTTCATTCATAAAACTGTCTTGTTGTTGATTTTGCGTTGGTTGTTGGTACTGATTTGGATTGTATGTCGATTGTGAATGATATTGTTGTTCTTCATATTTGTCTCTAGGCTTTGTTTCTAAAAACTGAACTGAATCACATACAACTTCAGTAACATATACACGTTGACCTTGAGCGTTGTCATAAGATCTTGAGCGAAGTCTTCCTTCAACTCCAACCAATGAACCTTTGGAACAGTACTTTTCGACATTTTCAGCGACCTTATTCCAAACAACACATGAAATATAATCAGCTTGTTGTTCTTCATCATTTCTCTTTGGTCTATTCATTGCCAAAGTAAAACTTGTAACTGCCGAACCGTTTTGAGTTCTTCTAAGTTCAGGATCACGTGTCATCCTACCAACCATAACGACTCTGTTTATCATATTTTTTTACCTCTATTTTGATTTTGAAGTTTTTGCTTTAATCTTGCCTTTGCTTCTCCCCTGTATGTAAGAACTCCAGCATTGCGTTTTCTAACATGTTCTTCATGTAAGATCTTGATTGATTCTTTATCGTAATTGCATTCTTGAAACTTTTTGGAATATTCTTTAGCATCTTGTGAGTTTAAAAATCTAAATGGAAAGTTTCCATAAGCTTCATCTTCAAACTGAATAATTACTGTGTTGGGTGGAATCTTTTCAATTGTGTAATCAGGAACTTCAATGTTAGAAACAATTTCAGCAAGATTAGGAATATATCTGTTAGACTTTGAAAATTTAACAATTGCATTTTGAACCTGTTCATAAGAGAAATCTCCAAACATCATCATCCATGTTTCAATGGTATCTTTCGATTCAATGATTTTGGAATTTGGATAAATGTTTTTGTAAAATTTCAAAATCTTTTTAATTTCCGTTTTTTCCAAATTTTTTAAATTCCTTTCAAAATGTTGTGTGCCTACTATATATAGCAATCTGCAATGTCGTATGCGAAGGATTGTTATTTGTGAGTGTGCACACACCACTCGTTCTTTACGTTCTTATACGTTCTTTACGTTCTTATATAATAAGGATAGGATGTAGTCCTCGACTACTTTGAAAGTATTTCTCGACTACATTCAATGTATTTTAAAACTACTTTGAAAGTATTTCTCGACTACATTGAACTATCTTGATATTTCTTGTAATTGAGTATCTTTATCTCGGTTTTGCCTATGCCACCTCGATATGTTTTGTAGTCAATTACCATATTTTCTTTTAGGGATTTCATAAATTTATCAAGTGCTGATCTAGAAAGTCCTAAATCATTTGCTATATCTTTCTTAGTAGTTATCAACGTACCAACCTCGCCATATCTACTATCGAAAGTGGCATTGAAGAGGCAGTACGTAAATAACTGCCACGCATATGGATTCTTAAATATTTCATCCTCTTGCGCTTTTCTATACAATTTTACATATCCTTTCGTATCTACCTCTTTTGCCATACAAAGGAACTCCTAACTACATTGACATTGGGTCAAAGTCATCAACTGGAACTTTTTCAGTTTGTTTTTCCTCATTGATTATATCTTGCATTGTTGGTGCAGTAGTTGCTTCAATTGCTTGATGTACTTGAGGAGTTTCTTCTACAACAAAGTTGCTTGTCGTATCTTCGACACCCATTTCTTCAGGAACATACATTCCTTGGAATTCTGATGTAAAAGCTTCTCTTAAACATTGAGCAACTGCAACTTTTCTAATCATTGTTGCTGGTTTACCACTCCATTGAGCGTTGACTGTTCCATCTTTCTTTTTACCAACATATTCATCAAGTGATACTTCTACACGTTCAGGTTCTCTGTCTTTTCTATAGACTTCACACCATCCACCAACTAGTTCTTCTCTTGATGGCATATAGAATGTACCAACGCGATAATCAATTTTCCCTTCAGCGGTTAAAACGATGATCCCTGCTTTCTTTCCTTGATATTCAGGATGTTTATCCGCTCTTTTTTGATAGACATCTTTAGAAACAACCATTGTTGCTGGTGAACTACCATATTTGATTAAGTGTGCTTCTTTAATAAATGGATTTAATTTTTGCGCTGAACATAATGCAATGAACAATTTAACTTCTTGATCACTTACATTACCTCCACCAGCAACCAAATAGCTTTTTACGATATTTGAGCTTAATTTAATTTCTCCTGTATCTGTTTTAATTGTTGTAATTTTGTTTTCTCTTGCTTGACTTGCTTGTTGTACCATACTTTGTAATGCCATAATTTTTCTCCTTATTTTTCATTTAATTAACTTCTTTTACGTTATATTTATCAATTGAGCCTGTTTGTGGATTACTCAACTCTTTTTCAACAAGTTTCACTTCTCCAAAACTAAATGTTGGATTGATGTTTTTAATTACATCCATGTATCTATTCAACATTTGAAGAGCTGCTAAATCGCCTTCAAATTCAAATGTTTTCTTCCATTTTTTGCCTTGGAACTTTTCAGGCGTTTGCTTGATTTCAGTAACGATATACTTATCATTTACGTTAGCAATCGTTTCTTCTCCACGTTTGATTGGCGTATATTTAGGTTGATTTTCAACTGTTTGTGAAGCTTGTTTTTTGACTGCTTCCAACTCTTTTTGGTGTTGAAGTTCTGCTTCTTTTTGTTTCTTTTCAAACTCTTCCTTTTGATGTTGAAGTTCTGCTTCTTTTTGTTGAGCAACCGCTTGTGATTGCTTTTTGATGTTGTCTACTTCATCAGTAATCATTACAGTTACTTTAGGAAGACCTTCAGTATTTAAAAGAGCTTGATATTTTTCTCGTGAAATAAGCTTTTCATCAACATTTGCAATAAGACATGCATTGATGATTGTTTTTTCAACCATTTCTAAATTCAATTTGTCATTCTTTTCTTTTTCCATTAAAGCATTGAATTGTGCTTCAACTTGTTCTTCAAATTTCTTTTTGGATGTTGAAGCGTTAAGCCATTTTTCATCAAAAACGAACTGATCAGCATATTTCTTTGAAATCATCTTTCTAGAAATCAATACTTCTTTTAGTTGATCAATAGCTGCTTGACGTTCTTTTCTAAGAGCTTCTTTTTGCTTTTGAACAAATACATCCACATTTTCAGCAACTGTATCTGCGGTTTCATTTAAAGCATTAATAACCTTTTTTATTTTTGATTCAAAAGTAATAAATTCTTCCATGTATCGTTTTCTATTATCAATCAATTTTACATTTAATTTTTTAGCATACTTACGATACAAAGGAACCATTCCTTCTCCTTTTTTTACAAAGTCCTTGTAGTTTGTTTCATCAACTACCACACCTGCTTTTGCTTTGATTGCTGGTATTAATTTTAAGAGATCGTCAGCATTTGACTCTATAAAGCCCCCATTAGGCGGTAGGTCGATGACTATAGTTAGGTTTTTTTCGTTGATAGCAACCTCATCTTCAATAACTTCAGCTTTTGCTTCAACAACCTTTTCTTCTTCAGTTGGTCTAAAGAATTCGATGACGTTGACAACTTTATAACGTTCATCAAGTTCTTGGTTAGCCGGTTGCCAGAAGATTGCGTTATCTTGTTTTAAAATGACAAATGCTTTATCTCCTGGATATGTTAGTTTGACAACTGGTTCTCCATTCACAAGAAAGCAGTTATTGATTGACAAGAAATTGATTACTTTTTCAAATTCTTCTTTGGTTGTAATTTTTACAGCTACCAATTCATTGAGTAGCCCTGTTTGAAACTCATTCATGTTCTTTCTTTTCCTCCTTTTAAGCATCTAAATTCATTGATAATTGACTGTTGTACTCTTTGATTTTCAAACTCACATTAACTTCAGGTGACCATGATTCAAGATATTCTTTCGCATTTTCAAATTCAGTCTTTAAAGTATCTCTAAATGATCCTAACTTGAAATAATTCTTGTAGTCTCTCCAAATGCTGCTGAAAATCTTTCTGCTCATTAATTGGTAGGCTCTCGAAGCAACGCCTCCCAAAGATCTGATTACTGTTGCTTTAGCAATTCTTTCAAGTATATTTTGTTGTGAACTATCAATCGTTGTTGATTTTTCTAGGCTAGATACTTTTTCTTCTAGAACATCAACTCTTTGAGCTGTTTGTTCGTGTGCTTCAATTGTTAGCTTTAAAAGTTGTCTTGGATCAGTAGGTGCTTTAGCGTAAGACCCTGTCTTTCTTAATGTTGGTAAAACTTCTGATGTTACCCAACGTTTGAATTTTTTAGCATTAGGAAGTTTACTTGATAAAATTAATGAATATAATCCACTTTCATTAATTAACCAACTTCCACGTTGTCCTAACTCAGGGGCGTTTTGTCCTTGAGTTTTAGAATTAACTTTATCTTCTTCATCTACGTGGTCTAAGATTGCATGATTAACATCCTTATACCCTAATGCCTCAGCAACATCCTTTCCAACGAACCATGGCTCGTTATTAATAACTAAACTTCTTACTTCTCCAAATTCTTTATTTTGGAATATTTGTAATTCATTCATATAATCCCTCCTGTTTATTTTTTTAATTTAACTCTCTATAATGAAGTTATCAGTATTAATAACTCTGAAATTAAGATAGAAAGTAAGGTAAATTAAAATGACACTTATAAATAAATTTGATGCACAATCTATAGAAACTATCAGTAGAATAATTGGCAGCATTATGACTGGAAGCACAATCACTAAAATGCTTGAGCAGCTAAATATTGAAGACAATAGTAATCAGTCCACTAAATGGAGAAGACTAGATTTCGTAATGAGAGAAACTCAAACTACTTACGATTGTGGAAACAAAGTTTTAGAAATAATTAAATATGTATTTCATCCAACAAGTAGCTGGTTTTCTGATAACAATGAATATAAATCATATATTAATGAAATAAATAAATGCATTTCTTTTTACGGCTATGAGGTGCAAGAAGATGGCAATATTCATTTAATTAAATCTTCTAAAACTAGAACCCAAGCAAACGAAAGATACGATTCACTTAAATCAAAACTAATTGAAAGAAATATTCATCCTCAAATTCTTGAATTTTGCACTCAAGATATTGTTAATGAAGATTACTTTTCTATAATTTTTGAAGCGTCTAAATCCGTATACGATAGGATTAGAAAAATGACTGGCATAAACCTTGATGGCAATAGATTGATATATACTTGTTTTGATTTAAAATACCCAATAATTGTTTTTAATTCCCTTAAAACCGATACTGAAAAAAATTTATATAGCGGACTTAAAAATATTTTGCTTTCAATTGCTCAAATCGGGCGAAACCCTAAAGCTCATACACCTAAAATTTATTCATACGATAGTTTAGATAATTGTCTTGATATATTGAATCTGATTTCTTTTTCACATAAAATGTTAGATCAATGTTCCATAAACCAATTTGCCTTAGATGAGTTCATGAAAAGCAACTGATTCTACTTTCCCTAAAGAATCTTGATAAATATTTTCCATTCTTGTAGCATAAAAACATGCTACATTTTCGTTTGGAAAAATTAACGAATCACAGATGCATTTGGAAATAGTTCCAGATAAGCTGGATAAATAATATTTTTCATTTGCAATATTGACTGTAACTACGTATAACTTGCTAATTTCATTCATTGTGAACTTTTCCTTTCTAACTGACTTCTTTTAATTCCTTGTTTCTATTTTCCAAAAATGGTGGTGGAGTTTTGGTTTTAATCAAGTTCCAGTACCACAATTCCGTTTTAAATAGGTATTTTGCATCTAGCACTAAATCGTCATAGTGTAGATAAACAACTCTTGTTTCTTGCTTTCCTGCGCCGTTATTTGCCCAAGGAATATCAAGAATTGCATATAAAACAAAATGCCTTAATCCTGTTGTAATCATGTAATGCAGGATTTGAAAGTAATAACATATTGGAATATGATCATTGGCCCACTCTTTGAGCATTGCTCCGTTTTGAATGGTTGTTGATTTTATCTCCAATCCCCATTTTTCTTTGGTTGCAATTTCAATCATTGCCCCATCAAGATTTGCTCTTAAAAATGGATACTTCTTGTTCGATAAACTGATATCTTTCGTATCAACTAATTCAAACTTGTTTTTATAGAGCACACCGAACAAATCAATGAGAATTGGTTCCAATGCGTTCCCTTTTTCAATTGCTTCACTTGTTTGAAATACTGGCTTTTTAGCACCTGTCTTTTCCTCCCACAATTCATAAGGTGTTTTGTAATTGTTTACGTTCATTACAATTCCTGCATCGGAACCACCTATCCCTTTGCCTCTTAATTGATGCCAATGCTTTTCACCTTTGACATAATCAATGTTGCAGTTAGGAAAAAATTCCTCATAGTTGGTAGTTTCCATTTTCCAAATCCTTTTTTGCACTTGCCAATTCTTGATTGAGATAACCAAGCTGTAGATAATCATCACTATCTAGATGATCTTTACATTCCATACAAATGATTGAACTCTCTAAATTAGCAACTCTTTCTTCTAATTCTTTCTTTTTCATCTTCTAACGCCCCTTTATATTGTTCTTGGATGTAGTTATCCAATTCATTACTGCAATGCATAAAAGCATTTTTAGCTGGTGTAAACATTTCTTTGACTTTATCAATGTCAATATTGATTGAAGCCATTTCTAAGAAAAGACTTCCTAAGATGTTCCAATCAGCATCCGTTAATACCGAAAGCGCATCTCCATCTTTCTTGATGCTTAGTTCTAATTTAAGTAACGGTACTGCTGGTCTTTCATCTACTTCCTTTTCAGTTGAACCAATTTGAACAACTTTGACATCTGCACCTGCAACTTTTGCAGTTTGGATGATGTCTTCTAATAATTTTTTATCCATAACTATTTCTCCCTTTTGATGTATATTTCGGTGTACTTGACACCAAAACTGTTACTTTGATTTTCTACCCATACGTCAATAACGTTATTCTTAATCGCTCCGCCACAATCTTCAGCCACGTAAATTTGGCCATCAATCATGACTTTACTTCCATATGGGATTATTTCAGGGTCAACAGCGATTGTATGATTGACTTGTGCCTTAACTCCTGTAGAAGTCAAGTCTCCATATTCATCTTCTCCAAACCAATACGCCGTAATTCTAAAGACCCCTAATGATCTTCATTTTTGAAGTTCTTCTACTTGACTTTGCAAGTTTTGAACTTCATTTTGTGTTTCCTGCATTTGTCCTAAAAGTTCATTGTAAGTATCTTTTAAAAGTGTATTCCTTGCTTTTAAATCAAATACTTCTTCTTGACTATCTACGATTTCATTTTGTAAATATTGGCCATGTAAATACATTCCGATATTTGCTGAAACTGAAATACCTAATGCAACTGCAAGAACCTTTGCTTTGTTTAGTTTCTTCATGAAATTCCTCCCTGTAATAATCTTTTTTGAGATTCAACTATTTCTTTGCAACTCTTGGCTTTTTCATAGTTGCTGACATCCAATCCTGCATAATCTCTTTGAAAATCAAGGATTTCTTTTTGAGAAAACTTCCAACCTTTTCCTAAATAGATAGGATTGAAAATACCTAATTCTACAAGATTTTGAAGTTGATTTTGAGAAACGCCCAAGTCTTCCATAACTTCTGGAAATTTAAGCATCTTTGTAGGTCTTGCTTCCATTAATATTTACCTCCTTTTTTTGTTTTTTAATTAATCCATATTTGCAATTCTTCCTGAATTTGTTTATAATTTATATGCTATGTTGGTGTCCTGTTTAAGGGCACTTTTTTTATAAACTTCTGACCAAAATTGCAAGACAGTTTCCAATGAAACAACCGATAATAACGATTGTGGCCAATCCTCTTGCTGATAGTTTCATAGTTTTCCTTCCCTTCTTGCTTTCAAAACAAAACTTGCCAAGTTGTAGTACATTTTCATAAAACTATCACGATCTTTTTTTAGATAAGCCAACATGATCAGTAATAAAATGTTAAGCAAAAATGATATACATAACCACCACTTCATAATTTCACATCCTTCCTATCTAAAAGTTTTATTAAATGCTTGCTCACGAACATTCTTATATTCATCTTTTGAAATAAGATCCAATTCATAACTAAGTTCAAGAACACCACACAAACACATGTACTGACTGGATGCAGCTGTACGTCGCATGCCAAGAATTGAACGTTTTTCTTGAATATCTTCATAAGAACAGTTTTCAAGTTCTTTTTCTGCCTCTTTTACAAGCTTGATTTGGTAATCAAGAAATTCTTTTTCAAAATTTATTTTCTCTCTGACAACCTCAACTTGTTCTGTTTTAGTCATAACTTTTTCTCCTTCCTACTACTGACCATCAAGGAACCAATCTCTATTACAAAATGAAAACTTCACGTATTGTATTAAAAAAAGAAATTTGTTATTAATTTGGTGTTTCTATGATCATCAACTTTAGGAATCTAATAAAATAGGCTTTGCTAGAGATTGGCTCCTGGATGATCAGTAATTTATTTAATTGTTTTCGACATTCTTCATCTCTTTCTTTATAATTAAGTTATCGGTACGGCAATATCGAAATTTAATTAGAAAGTGAGGTGAAAATATGCCTAATGACTTTAAATGTCCATACTGTAGCCATACTGCCGAACTCAATGATTCAACTTATAAAAAAGTAAAGCCATCATTTGAAGTGCCTTTTGGCAGCACTATTCCACCTAAAGAAAGCGAAGTTACACTTGGTATTTTTAAATGCCCTCATTGCTTTGAATATTCCATTAATGCTCAAGGAACTGGTTCTAAAGTAAAAACTGATATAGTTCATGTAAAACCTATTTCTTTAGCAAAACAGTTTCCTGATTACATTCCAAAAGCTATAAGACAAGATTATGAAGAAGCTTACGCTATTGTTAATTTAAGTCCTAAAGCATCAGCGACCTTATCAAGACGTTGCTTGCAAGGAATGATTAGAGATTTTTGGAAAATCAAGCCATCCACACTATTTAAAGAAATTGATCAACTTGAACATAAAATCCCAGCAATGCAATGGAAAGTTCTTGATGGAATAAGAAGAGTCGGTAATATTGGTGCCCATATGGAAAAAGATATAAATGTAATAGTTGATATTGATCCAGGTGAAGCAGAAAAACTTCTTAAAGTAATCGAAAAACTTATAAACGATTGGTATGTAGAACGATACGAAACCGAATTGCTTTATGGTGATATAATTGCTATATCTGCTGAAAAAACCAAAGCTAAGAAAGAGTAATTAAATTTGCTCTTTTTCTTTTCGAGGATCTTTATCAAATAGAAAATGATAGTTCCCCTCTCTATCTTTTTCGTAGTAAAGCTCTACAAGTCTACACACATCTTCTTTAGTTCCTTTGCCTCTTAAAACAGTTACAACTAACAATGTTCTTTCCTCAACATTGTCTACTCTTTCACATTTTTGTTTTTGCATTTCTCATCACCACCTTTTTTATGCTTTTAATCAAGAAAGAAATACATAAGCTGAATAAAGTATCTAAATAATAGTTGCATACCATTTATAGAACCAATTATCAGGTTCTATTTTTTTCATTACTTTTAAGCAAATTAAATATGCGATTGTAAAAGTGATAAAATGTGTTGCCTTCATTTGATTTCCTCTTCCCTTTCTCTTTTATTTGTGCCGTCAAAGCAAACTATAACCTTACTTCATTAAATTGATTGACTGCATCAATCATGTTTTTAGAGATTTCAGCTTGTTCAGAAGCAAGTTGTCCAATGATCATGCCTTGCATGATGTAGACCGCTTTTTCTTTGTTTGCTGGAGAAAGTTTCTTCACTGTGCCATTAATGAAGTCTTCAATATCTCTCTTTTCTTTTTTGTAATCTTCCATGGTGTTCACCTCCTTTTAAAAATTTCCAAATTGTGATAAAATATTCTTGACTATGTGGCAGAATGGAGAGTGGTCATTTTGACAAAACTTTTGATTTTGCCCTGTTCTCTTATTGTGGGGGAAACGTACTGATACCTAGACAGTTTAAACAGGTTAAAATAATTGCTCTGCAGATTACTTAGGGATTAATCCGCAAGGAGACTTGTGCATTAAGCACTAAATAAACCGCATTAATTTCCACAAATCATCAGCTAAAGGGCAAACCTTTAAATAGCTTTTTTAGGCTATCATGCAGAACTAAGACTGCATAAGTGATGATGTGTACATAGAAGCATTAGGCGCTATATAATGTACTAATTTAGTTTTTAACTTCTTTACTTGCATACACAAAGAGTAAATAAATTTAGACAAACGTCAGTAAGGATAGCGCACTTATTGGCGTTTTGTTTTTATATCAACCTTTGCATCAATAAAACCAATGAATTTACCCAAATCCACTAAAAGAACAGAACATCAATACTCGCATCAGGGAATCTTCTCTTAAATTTTGCTAGAAATTCATAACTGGGATTTTGATATCCACTTTCCACTTTGTAGTAGTACGAAGGTGAAACTCCTATTTCCTTTGCTATTTCATTTTGCTTTAAATTCAATGATTTTCGGAATTCAATGAGTGAAGCATTTCCCATTAAAAGTCTCTCCTTTCTAACTATTTTGTTCTTGATTGGCTTCAATGAATAATTTTGTGACTTTCATTAAGTCATCCCACAAATAGCCTTTGCCGCTTTCAACTAAATGATTAACATACACTAATGTCATACCGTACATTTGAAACACCTCCTTTTGCATGGCTTGTTTGTCAAGTTGTATCTTGACTACGTCTATATAGTATCGTACATTGTACGGATTGTCAATATTTTTTAACCAAAAACTTGACATAGTACGATTTTACGTTTTATTATAAGTATGCAAGGAGGTGATAAAAATGGATGAACGTATAAAAGAACTAAGAATGTCTGTTGGATTAAGTCAAAAAGAGTTCGGGGTAAGAATTGGTGTAAGTGATACAGCAGTTTCAAAAATCGAACGTGGAGAAAGGAATCCAAGCGAGCAAACAATACTATCGATATGTAGAGAATTTAATGTCAATTACGCTTGGATTATGGAAGGACTTGGTGAAATGTTTTCTGATTTACCTGAAACATTATTAGACCAAGTAGCCGAAGAATATCATTTAGATGAACTTGATAAGAAAATAGTTAAAAGCTATATGCAGCTAACAGAAGAAAAAAGAAAGGTCATTAAAGAATACCTGCACAATATCTTTATAAATGAAAAGGACGACTAATCGTCGCCCAATTACTACTTATTTTTTACGTAAAAAGAACTTTTGCACGAATAAGTAGATTTCTTTTAATGCAATGTTACTGTGGATATGTTTGATCATATCTATTATGTAACGTCGATAATCATTATTTTTCATGGTTAGACCTCCCCTCTTTTTTTAAATAAAAAATGGTTGGTTTAAATCATAGGCATCACCTCCATTCAAAGGGATGTCATTGAAAAATAATGCGAATTTATTCTAACAAAAGAAATACAATGTGAAAGTATTTTAAAATGTAAATATTCAGATAATAGTATTCGTTTTTTTAGTAACAAATATATAATGGAGGGATAATAAATGAAGAAATTATTAAGTCTAGCATTAATTGGGGCTTTGTCTCTATCTCTAACCGCATGCGGAAATAACAGTTCAAAAGACAATTCATCTTCCAAAGAAACAACCACAACAAAAAAAGAAGAAAAGAAAGAACCTTTGGATTTAACAGGAGAATGGCAATGTGATCCGACTGACGGAACATATTTAAAAGCCACTATTTCTAATGGTGTTATTGAAATTGATTGGGTTTTTGTAGAAGAAAATAAAAGCGCTATATATTGGGTTGGCTCTTATGATGCCCCTACTACTGATACAAATGAATATTCGTGGGTATCTAATAATGACCATGAACAAACTGAAACTTCTATTTTAGCATCAACTGATGAAACAAAAGAATTTACATACAACAATGGTGTTATTTCATTCTCAGCATCTATGCAGGGCGTAAGCAAAACATTTGAATTGAAAAAACAGTAAATAAAAAAAGACACCCTTTCATTGGCCGTGAAAGAGTGCCCGAGTGCTATAATTTTGTTTTGACGACACAAATAAATAGCACTCCTATTATACACTAAAAATATTAGGAGGTAAATATATTATGATTAGAAAAAGAGAGTCTAAAAAGGCTAAAAATGGCTATGTTTATGAAGTGATCATAAAATATAAAGATTTTTCAGGAAATCAAAAGAGAATATCCAAGAGTGGATTTGTAAGAAAAGTAGATGCGGAAAGATATGCTGATGAAATACTATCAAAGATAAAAGAAAATATGCATTTAAAAACTGAAAAGCATACATTTGATGATATATTTCAACTATATATTATCAACGACCCTTTTACCAAAGAATCAACAAAGTATGTTAGAAACTCTGTTTATAATAAGCATTTGAAAGATACAATGGGTAAATGTGATATTTCAAAGATTGATTATGAATATATTCAAAATACATTGAATGAATTCGCCAAAAACAATACAAAGCAAACAATTGAAAACATTTATAAAATCATTAATGGAGTATTTACTTTTGCATATAACAATAACTATATTTCAAGAAAGC